CAGTCGTTCGCTCTGGGCACCTGATTATGAGGCTGCAGATTCTCTCGAACTGCAGAGCAGACGGTCGCCACCTCGCCATGGGTGAGGTGGCTGACCTTCCTCAAGGCCCAGCTAACGAGCTGCTGGCGCTGGGCATGGCGTCGATTGCGCCAGAGCCCGAGCCAGAGCCCGAACTTGAGCCCGCCCCGGCCTGTCCACCCAAGCCGCGGCGCTCTGCAAAAACTTCCACCCCTGACCCCACCCCCACCCCGGAGGATTGATCCATGGCCATTCAGCAACGCAACCTGGAGCAGCTCCAGGCCTTCAGCATCCGCACTCCCGCGACCCTCAGCTCCAACAGCGACACCACCGGCGTTGATCTGTCGGGCATCGATGGTGACGCCCTGTTCATCCTGAGCGCCGGCACCAGTTCGACGGGAACCATCAACGCCAAGCTGCAGCACTCGCTGACCGTCGGCGGCACTTATGACGACGTGCCCAACGGCGCGTTCGCTCAGCTGACCGCTGCTGCCAGCACCCAGAAAGTGGCGGTTGCCCGCGAGGAACTGCGCCCCTTCCTGCGCATCTCCTTCTCCGGCCTGGCATCCTCCTACTCGGCTGCCGTGAGCTGTGTGGCAGTCGGCGGCGCCCGTTACGCGGTCTGACCATGATCCAGGAAATCCCCGATGATTTCCTACTGGCTGACTTCGGCTCCAGCGTCACTGCTGGGGCCGTTGTTGGTTTGGGGTTTATGGACCGCGCCAGCCAGATCATTATGAATGACAACGTGGTGACGGTGGACTATGCGCTGACCGTCAGGACCGATCAGTTCGGCGGTTTGCAGTATGGCGACCAAGTGCAGCACGAAGGCCTGACGTACAAGCTGCAGCATGAGCCGTTGCGGCAGGCTGATGGCCGGTTCTGCGTGATGGTGCTGGAGCTAGTGCAGGAGGTCGTCACCTCCCTGGCGACGCTGAGCGGCCTGCGGATCACGACTCTGGATAACAAGCAACTCCGTATTCTGTAGGCATGGCTGAAACCACGATTACAGGCCTGCCGAACGCCACGACCCCGCTCGATGGAACCGAGCGGGTGCCGATGGATCAGAACGGCACCACGGTGGACGCCAGCACCCAGGCGATTGCGAATCTGGCCGGTGGTGCGATCAGCAGTGCTGTGGCTGCCCACGTAGCCGCTGCAGACCCCCACCCCGGCTACCTGACCGCCGCCGAGGGTGAGGCGGCCTATGTGGGGCTGAGCGATGCCCGGCTGAGCGACGCCCGCGAATGGACCGCTGCCACAATCGAGCAGGCTGAGGCCGAGACCGGCACCGCGACGACCCGACGGGCGTTTACGGCGCAACGGGTGCGGCAGGCCATCGCGGCATGGTGGACCAGCGCCAGCACTGCGGCAGGCCGCGCCATGGTGGAGGCCCTCAACGAGGCCGCACAGCGCACGCTGCTGGGCCTGGGCACGGCTGACAGCCCATCATTCACCGGCCTGACGATCACCGGCGCAGCGCCGGTCGTCATCCCACACATCCACGGCAGCATTGCCGGGAACTTCTACGTTCACGTCAAAAACACCAGCGGCGGCCCGCTAGCGGCGGGCACGGCGGTCTATGCGACTGGCAGCGTGGGCGACACCGATCGGATCACAGTGGCGGCCTGCGACCCGACCGATCCGCTCAAAATGCCAGCGATCGGCGTGCTGGAGACCGCTTTGGCCCAGAACGGCGATGGCGATGCCGTGATCCTGGGCGAGCTGAGGCCGTTCAATTCCAACAGCTATCAGATCAGGGACCGGCTTTACGTGGGCGCTGGCGGGGCTCTGGTTGCCACTCCCCCGGCCAGCGGCCTGGTACAGGCGGTCGGCAGCGTAGTGAGGGTGAACGTCAACACCGGGACCATCCTGGTGAGCACCGGCGCGGCGATGGCCCGGGTGGGCTTCACGGGGGCCTATGGCGATCTAAGCGGGCGCCCCACCCTGGGCACAGCAGCGGCGGCCAACACCGGCGACTTCGCACCTGCCGCGCAGGGTGTGACCAACGGCAACAGCCACGACCACAACGGCGGAGATGGGGGGCAGATCGCTTACGGCAGCCTGTCGGGATTGCCGTCGATTCCCGCCCCGACCAATGCCGCCCCGCAGCCGCTGGCGGCTACTGCAGCGATCGGTAGTGGCACGGACTACGCCTTGGGGAACCACCGGCATCAGCGCGATTCCGATGTAATCGTGATCCCGGTGGGCGACGAATCATCGGATCTCACTACCGGCACCAGCCAGGTGAGATTCAGGATGCCGTTTGCTGCCACCCTGCTGGCGGTGCGGGCCAATGTCAACACAGCGCCGACCGGCAGCACGCTGATCGTGGACGTGAACGAGGCAGGCGCCAGCGTGCTGGGCACAAAACTCAGCATCGACGCCACCGAGTTCAGCAGCACCACCGCGGCCAGCGCCGCAACGATCACAGATTCCAGCTTGGCGGACGACGCCGAGATCAGCATCGATATTGACCAGATCGGTAGCACGGTGGCCGGTGCGGGCTTGAAGGTTTCGCTATTCGTGCGGAGGGTCTGATCATGCGAAACCTCGTCTTGTTCGACACCCAGACCGCTCAGGTTCGGGATTACCCCAGAGCGGATGATCAGCCGGTCGAGCAGCTCGATCCCCGCTACGCAGTGCTCCGCGTGGTGCGCGAGGCTCCCCCTGAGCCCGGCGCCGGCCAGCAGGCCAACCAGACCCGCACGGTGGACCTGGAGGCTGGCGAATGGCGCTGGGGCTGGAGCGTGGTGGACATCCCAGAGCCGGCGCCAATTGCTGACTGGCGCACGTTTAAGCGGACGCTGTTGAGCCACCCCGCGATCAATGCGTTGCTGGGCGGCGGGGTGAGCACAGCCCCGGCTGCAGCGCTCAGCCTGCCTGCCACCCTGCTGGCCGCTGCCGGTGGCGGTGACGTGGACGATTTTCGGGCAGCCTGGCTGGGCCTACGCCGGCTGGGGCTGGTGTCCGCCGAGCTGCTGCAGGAGGTTCGCGCACTGGCGATTGCCCTCCACCTGCCCGATGGATTCGTGGCCGCACTGGGCGGCTCCCTGCGGCCTGCTGCCGCGAGCGTGGGTCAGGAGTGGGTGGACGCTGCCGGCGATCTGTGGGTGGTGACACAATCCCGTGGCGAGGGCGGGCAGTTCCTGCCGGATGATCCCGCGACCCCTGAACGGGAATCGCTGATCTGGGAGAGGGTGGACTGATGGCGATTATCTGGATTGGAACGGGGAGGTTTGGAGCTGCACTCGACCCTGACGCTGCGGCATACATCACAGCGGTCGAGACCGCCGATGGCCAGGCACTGGAAACCGCAGTGCGCGATGCGATCAATGCGTTTGTGGTGGGCTGCAAAGCTGATGGTATCTGGAACGCGATCAAAGCCTCTTGCATCATGGCCGGCGCTCGCACGCTGGCTGGTGCGTTGGTGCCGCTGGTGGGGCCTGCGCCGACGAATTTTAATTTTGTGGCGGGGGATTACAACCGCAAGACGGGGCTGGTGGGGAATGGGAGTACGAAGTATTTGGATAGCAATAGGAATAACAATGCTGATCCGCAGAATAGTAAGCACGTTGCTGCCTATGTCGTTTCAATTGGCAGCGGTGGTGGGCGACCGTTTGTTGCGACATCACCCGGAACAGGTCGGACATTTATCAATGATCTCGTTCAAGCTACGGTAAACAGATCGGCATTCAACGGTGCTACTGCCGTTGTTGCCCCGTGCCTTACCGGGGCGTCTCGCAATTCATCTGCAACATTTGACCTCCGGAGAAACGACCAAACTGTTTCTTTTACAGGGGTAACTTCGGAAACCCCATTGAACCAAAATCTTTTCGTATACAGGCGCCAAGGAGCAACTATCACTGAATACTCGGACGCCCGCCTAGCCTTCTACTCCATAGGCGAGGCCCTAGACCTCGCCCTACTTAATGCCCGCGTGACCACCCTAATCAACACGTTCGGAGCTGCTATCCCATGACCTGGACTGATGTCGCAATGATCGCCTCGATGACCACCCTTCTTCAGATCCCCGAACGGATCAGGACCCCATGCCCTATCTAATCCGCTTCACCGCCGCCGTTGCACTGGTGGCCGGCCTGCTGGGCTGGCTGCTGAGTGCCGTGCCCCTACCAGTGGCGCTGGGCGTCGCGGTCGTCTGCGGCTGGGTGGTGTTTGACCTGGTGCAGCCCTTTTAGCCTGACCTTATGGCCAGTATCCGCGAACAGATCCTCGAACGGATTCGCACCGTCACCCTTCCTGGCACGGTGCAGGTGGGCCAGCGGATCTACCGCAGCCGTGCGCAGGCCTACTCCAGATCGGAAGCGCCAGCAATCACGATCAGCCCCGGCGAAGACAACCCGGTCAACGCACCACGCACCATCGGCGCCGGCCTGGGGCGCTTGGATCAGGCGCTGCCGGTGCTGGTCGAGATCTACGTGCGCGGCGACGTGCCCGATCAGCTGGCGGATCCCATCGGCGTGGACGTGCACGCCCGGATGATGGCCGATCGCACGATGGGCGGACTGGCCCATGACGTGCAGCCCGATGGGTTCCGGCCTGAGTATGAGCAGGCTGACGCCTCTGCTGGGTGGATGCAATACCGGTTCCTGATCAGGTATCGCACCCGAGACGACGCGATCGATCAGCTGCCCTGAGCCGGCCTCCGTAGCCTGAGGCCAGGACGCTCAGCCCCCATCCATGGCGGAACAATTCGAGCACCACGGCGAGTCTGGTGAGTACGTGATGCTCCCCAGCGGCGAGATGGTGTCTGCTGCTGACTACCAGCCGCCCAAAGCTGAGCCCGCCAAGCCCGCCCAACCCAGCAAGGCCAAGGACTGATGACTGCTCTCCTGATCCGTAATTCGTTCTTGCTGGCCAAGACGGAAACTGCTTACGGCACCCTGGCCAGTTCAATCGGTGCATCCGATGCAGTGAAGATCACCTCGCTGGAGGTGAACCCGCTGACCGGCACCCGAGTAGAGCGCAACCTGATCAAAGGATTCCTCGGCGCCGACCGCCAGCCGCTCACCAACGAGCACGTCGCCGTCACGGTGACATTCGAGTGGGGCGGCTCCGGCGTCGCTGCCACCGCGCCCCGGTTCTCTCCGCTGCTGCTGGCGGCCGGCATGAATCTGGCCGCATCGGCGGAGATCACCGGCACGGCCACCGCAGGCGGCGCCAACACACTGACTCTGGCAACCAGTGGCGGCGCCAACTCGGTGACTGACGCCTACGTGGGTTTCCCGATTGAGATTGTCTCAGGCGTTGGCGCTGGCAACAAGGGCGTGATTGTTGCGCACGATGGCGCCACCCGCGTGGTGACGGTAGTTCCCTCCACCGCCGCTTTCACTGCTGGCGCCACCAGCGCCTACAAGATTCCCGCGCTGTCGCTCTACCAACCGATCAGCACCTTCGGCAATGGCAGCAGCTGCACGCTGGTGGCGGTGAAAGATCAGAACGTGCACCGCATCGAAGGCTTCCGCGGCTCCCCAGCGCTCAACTCACCGCTGAACAGCTACGGCACCTTCACGATCACCGGCATCGGCAAGTACGTCACCCCAACCGCCAAGAGCTCTGAGAGCTTCACCTACGGCAACCAGGCCGAGCCGGTGCCCGTCACCTCGCGCCACACCAAGGCGCTGCGGTTCCAGGGCTACGGGCCCTGCACTGAGGGCTTCACCTTCGACTGGGGCCTCACTACCTCGTTCCGTTCGCTGATCAACTGCGAGCCTAACGCCCGTATCACCGATCGCCCGAACCCCAATGGAACGCTGACGATTGAAAATCCGCCGGTTGCGACCAAGGATTACTTCTCTGCTGCTGCTGACAACAGCGGCGCCAGCGATGGCCCGTTCGTGGTGCAGCAGGGTACGGTAGCAACGGAAAGCTCCATCTTCTTCTGCCCGAAGGCTGCGATCAGCGGCGATCTGTCGTTCAGCGATTCCGATGGAATCGACATGTTGCAGATCCCGTTTACTGCGCTGCCCAAGACGCAGAACGACGAAACCCGCCTGATCTTCTTCTGATTCGCCATGTTCCACCTGTTTCAGCCCGACCACATCGAATGGCCGGTGAGTGTTGACCTGCCGGCCAAAGGTGGAGTCAAGAAGCCCTACAAGTTCACCGCTCATTTCAGCGTGCTCGATGAGCAGGACGCGCAGGCGCTGCAGGATCAGCACAATCAGATGTTGGTGGCGATGCGCAAGCGCATCGAGGCGCTGCAGGGCTACGCCAAGGATGAAGAGGCCTCGCTGAGTGATCCGCTGCCCTGCACCTATCAGGACCTGGCTGATGAGGTGCTCTGCGGCTGGGGTGATGAGGTGGTGGGCGAGGATGGTGAGCCGATCGAGTTTAGCGACGCCACCAAGGCCCAGCTCTACCGGGTGCAGGGCGCCAGTGCTGCGATCTTCAAGGCCTGGCTTGAAAGCCTGGGCCAGCCCTCTGAGAAGGCCGCCGCGAAGGCCGGAGGATTCCGCGCAAAAAACTCATAGACGCGGCGCGGTTCCTCGCCGCTGCCGCGAAGGGCGACCCAGCCGACGATGGCAAGGATGCGGCTGATGCTGCAGCCATGTTCGGCCTGGCGGTGCCTGAGGCAGAGCGGCGGCCGGAGACGTTCGGCCTGCTGGCAGAGAACGTCGAGGCGATCGGGTGGTTTATGAAGCTGCAGACCCAGTGGCGGATGGGGATGAATGGCCCTGTGGGGCTGGACTATCAGGTGTTCTTCCTGTGGGCCAAGGATGAGGGCGTGAAGCGCAGCGATCGGCTGTGGCTGCTGGAGGATCTGCGGTTGGTGGAGCGGGAGTTCTTGGGGGTGATGAGGGCTGATCCGTAGGCTGATCTCAGGAATGGCAGCCGAATAGAGCATGGCCCGGATGAGCCTGGATACCGCCATCCGGCTCTCAGCCGAGGTGAAGGGCGGCGGGAATATCGACCGGGTGAAGAAGTCGCTGCAGGATCTGGGCAAGAACAGCCAGACCACGGCACGCGAAATCAGCACCTTGCGGGCGGCCACGTTTCAGTTCGCCCGCGCCAACGACAACACGATCGCCGGCATCCGCAGCAGCATCGGCGCATTCCGCGGGCTGCAGGAGCAGGCCAAGATCGGCAGCCGCGAGTTTCAGCGGTACGGCGCCGAGATCCAGAAACTCGAAGGGAGGCTGCGGGGGCTCGACACCACCGCCACCGCAGCTGGTGATTCGATGGGCCGCAGGTTGGCGGCAGGCCTCGCCAGCAGCCTGGCTACCATCGGCGCTGGCAGGGCCATTGGCGGATCGCTGGGCGCCGTGGTGGCGAGTGAAGAATCAGAGCGGCGGTTGAGGTCGCTGTCGCAGGGGCTCGACGATTACAGCAGGGTACAAGCCGCCGCCACTGCTGCTGCGCAAAAGTTCGGCACTGCGCAGACGCAGGCCAACCAAGAGTTCGCGCAGATCTACGCCAGGCTGCGGCCAATCGGGCTGACGCTGGAGGAAGTCAGCACCGTCTACAACGGCTTCAACACGGCGGCCAAGCTGAGCGGCACCACCTCAACTGAGGCAAGCGCGGCGTTCCTGCAGCTGAGCCAGGCGCTGGGCACTGGCGTCCTGCGCGGCGAAGAGCTGAACAGCGTCTTTGAGCAGA